CCAGCGCATATAAGACTCAAGTCGAGATAAAGCAGAATGCCCTACTTCAGGGAGCGCAACAGGGACAATGGGATGAGAAACTTGCTATGGAGTTGGCAACTGCGTTGGGTAAAGACCAGGAGTTGACGATGGCCTTTGAAGGCCAGGACTATGAGGCGTTCCAGAATCTTATGTCTCAACTTATGAATGCGGGGTTGAGCGATATGCTGTATTCGAAATATCAGGGGGGGAGGTAACCATGCGAAAACTTCGTTTGGGTCCAAGTAAGGCTACCACCCTTGCCGCAGGTGTCGGTGGAGGTATGGCGTCATTTCTTAACCTCAAGGCTTTGTTCCAGGATGCAATGAGGCAACGCCAGTGGAAACTGGAAGATGAATACAGTAAGAGTCGGGAAAAGGAAAGTGAGGCCACTAAGGCGAGAGAAGGATTAAAGGAACGTTCTCTTATAGGTGCCCGTGCGGGGATATCCCGTCAGATGTTATCTAAGGGCTATACTCCGCAAGGGGACATAGCGTCATACTTGGCGTCAGGACAGACTACGAGAACAGGTATGGCTCCTGGTCTTTCGGTAGTGGGGCCTGGTGGAACTCGTATAGGCGGGCAGTTTGAAGAAGGCAGTGAAGGTATAGAACAAAATGCTCTTATCATGGAAGAGATATTCAAATGGCTACCACCTTCCGTAAAGAATAATCCTAACATTGGTAAGGCTATCCTTGACCTACAACGTCAGGTAAAAATCTCTAAGGGTGGGGATTGGGATGCTATGGATGCGAACGAGAAACTACCTTACTTGAAGAAGTTTTGGCCGCCCATTGCTCGGAGTTACGGTATCGACCTTAAGCCTGAAGATGTGTTAGGTATCGAAGAAAAGGTACTATCGGCTCAGGGTACTCAAGGTAGTGAGTATGATGACGCCATACAACGCCTCATGGCTGAAGGTGGTATGGACTACGAAGAAGCGGCGGCGGCACTTGAAGAGGTACTATGACCCTCCTTTCGGAGAAGGTAGACCGTATCCTTGCGAAGAGAAATGTTGCCGGCAGGTTGGCTTCTGGCGTTCAGCAAACTTTCCAACAAACTTTTCCTGCTTCCAGAATTATTCCTTTTGCGGTTAAGCAAGGGATAAAGGCAGCTCCGTATGCACGTGAGTCTGTACGTGGTGCACGTGATATAATCCTTTCAAGCCCACAAGTTATGGGTTCTTTAATTCAGGAACTTGGCGAGCGGGCAGAGGAACTTCCTGATTTAGGACCTACTCCTTCCAATATGATTTTTCCTATGCTTCCCCTTGTTAAGATGGCTAAATCAGCTTTGTTTAAGAGAACAGATAGAGATGAGCAGTTAGCCGATGTGGGGCGAGGACTTATTGAGCGTAATAAGAAGTGGATAGCAAAACGCATTCCTGATTACGGGCCAAGCGGTAAAGGGCAATTTAAGGACTTTATGTATTCGCTTGGCAGCGGGGCTACTACCATGGCCGCAGCACTTGGTATAACGGCATTAACAAGAACCCCTCATGCGGCTGCTGCTTTATTTGGCTTATACCAGAAAGGTCAACTTTACCAGACAGGGCGAGAGAAAGGTCTTACCCCTCAAAGAGCGGGAGAGTTATCTACATTAGGTGGTGCTATAGAAGGCGCTCTTGAATATATAGGATTAGACTTTCTACTTAAGCGATATGGTGGTCGTTTAATGACTACCTTTATCCGAAGTGGAACAGAGGCATTACAAGAGTGGAGTCAGCAAACAGGTGAAAACTTAGTAGTTAAACTTGGTGGTATAGATAAAAAAAGGTCTATCTTTCAGGGGTCTGGTATGGCGGCACTTGTAGGTCTTACATTAGGTGCGCCTACCTCTATTTCGATAGATATGGCGGAGAAGTCGGGGATACTTGGTGAGTTACAGCAATCTGGGCTTACTTTGCAAGAGTCTCGAAAAGTGTTAACGTTTATAGTAGACTCGCAGAAGAAAAGATTAGCGAATATTATTACATCTGAAGCTGGATTTGCACGTGTAAGCAAAGGCACTGTTCCTAAGCAAGCTCTTGATAATGCCAAGATAATGCTCGAAGGAGGTAGTTCGCCTCAAAGTGTTTTACGTCAAATAACGAAGGGTGAGTCGTGGGCAGATAAGTTTATAGAGGCATACACAAAGCAGTTTGGTAATAATCCTTTTGCCGAAGAGAAGGTAGAAGCCCTCCCGAAGTTTAAGCCCGCGGATTACCGTAAGCAGATACAAGGAGTTGCTGACGCAGAGTCCTTAGACCGCATAGTAACCGAGTTGAGGGATTGGGATAAGGGGGCTACCCCCCTACAAAAAGGGGCTATCGGTAAACTTGTAAAGCAGGCAACGATAAAGTTGAAAAGTCTACAAGCCCCACCAGTAAAACCTCTTGATATAGGTGTAGAGAAACCTTTGCCGATGGAAGAGACTTTATTGGGTAGACCGTCAGCAGAAGAACTTGGTTTAAGTAAGGCGACTATCAATGCCGGAAATATAGAACGCCTTATTATAGAGCAAGGTGGTTTAACGCCATATGCGGGTGGGAAGGAAATGGAAGAGTTCAGAGGGCATACTAATCTTCGTATCAGGCGTAAAGGTGGTTCTACTCCCGACAAGATGGCTCAACAGTTAGGATTGGAGGGTGGCGACCAAGAACTATATGCTCTATTAAATGAGGCGAAAGAATTAAGGGCAGGAAGGAAAATAGAGAAGCAAAAGATTGTGAGTCTAAAGCAAGAACTTAAACCACCTACCGTAGAAGAGTTCCAGGCCTTTATGCGGGATAAGATAAAAGAATACCGCGCGGGTAAGATGGAAGTCCAGGACGACCTACAGGCGAAACTACAGACACCTCTAACCGCCCCGCAGAGAAAGACGATACAGAGTTTCTTAGATAAGACATGGGCGGAACGCGGAGGCAAACCTCCTGAACTTGAACCTGTTTCCGATAAGACTTTAGAGATTGAACCTTTCTCCGATACGGACTATAGAAAGTTTATGAAGGACAGCATTAAGAACTATCGGGAGACAGGTAAGGTAGGCTATCTTCAAGGCATACAGGAGACCTTAGATACGGGTCGCTTTACTCCTTCTCAACGGAAGCGTGTCCAGCGCTGGCTGGATAAGATAGACCGCGAGCTAAGGCAGAAGTCAGTAAGTAAGGCGACAGGTCTAACCGACAAGATACAGGAGAGGGAAGGTGGTAATGCTAAAGAGAAATACGGTGCTTCGTTCGTTATGGACGTGTCGGACGAAGACCTTGCTATGTCTATGGGTAAGAAGTTTGGTGAGGTAGCGAGCGACCTCCTCCAGACCGCTAAAGAGGCGATTCACAGCACGGAACTAATGCACAACTACCTTCGGGCTAATCCTGACTCAAAGCCTTTTACTCTTGCTATAGAAAACATTATGGCTAAAGCCCTTGCTTACCGTAAGACTGTAGATGTAACTGAACGTCTGATGGACGCCGCTAAAAACTCAAAGGCTCTTGCGGAGATATTTGTGGCAGCCGATAGGGATAACTCTGTTGATATCGACTCTATATTAGAGAACGCCTTAAGAGAAGGAAGAATTACTGAGAAGGAGTTTTATGCCGGTAAGGCTTATGTTACCCTTCACAAGTTTGCTTACAACCGTATCGTGGAAGAGATTATGGAGTCAAGGCTTGGTGTAAGGGTACGTTCTAAGGGTAAACGGTATAGAGTAGTCTATAATACGAAGAAGGGTGTAAGTGAGAAGTGGGTAACGGGTCCTGCTAAGGATAATCTCAAGTCCAAGTTCCCCGATATGGAAGTCCTTGAAGAGAAAGAGCAGATTACCATAAAGAAGGTAGACCCCGAGACAGGGCAGTATGTAGAAGAGTCTCGCTATATAGACGATTACCTTACCGAAGTGCCTGAAATCTTAAGTGAGGAGAATAGGCAACTTATTAAGGAACTCTTACCGTGGGGTCCGGGGCAGTATATTACACACTCGCGGGCTCAGGGTAAGTATTGGGTAACAATCTCCGGCGAAGTAGATCCCGAAACGGGTAAGCAGGAGATGATGTACTCTGCCCGCGTGCCATCCCTTGGATACGCCAACCGCCTTAAAGAACTCTCTAACCAACAGTTTCCTGAACGGGTGGTCAATATCGGATTAGACGCGCCATTATCTATGGACTTCTATATGGGTAATGTCTTAGATGTTACCTACTGGCTTAACCAGCGTGGTATAGACCTTAAGAGTGAAGAAGCCCAGAAGATTATCAATGCGTATCGAGGTATGTCTACCCTGCTAAGCCATATAAACCAAGATACGGGTATCCCCGGATATAGAGTAGATTGGGAAGGTATCAGTAAAGGTATGGTTGATATAGCGAAGTCGGCGGTTGGCAGAGTAAGGGCTAACGACCTAAAAGAACTCAAGAGCAAAGTCCCTAAAGTAGGAACGGAGAATATCATAACTCTGAAAGAGAGCCGTCAGGTTCGTGATAAGGCTTTCCGGACAGGCATTCTTAATGATTATTTGGATATGCTTTTAGAGGACGAGCGAGGTAATGTCGTCTTAGATACGGCGAACGCTCTTGTTTACTTTGCGGCACTTGCCAATTCTCCCCTCTTTGCTATTCAGAACGTAACGGAAGTCTACTGGTCTTGGACTATGGCTTTCGACCGTGCTAAGGATAAAATAGGCTTTCTTAAGCCGTTAGAAGAGGAATATCTCCGCCTTCTCCTTAAAGCTAAGGAAGAGGGCTTGATTAAGTCGTATATGAAGGAACAGATACGCGGTAAGGCAGATGACCTATTAGAACATGCCGATATGATAGGAAAGAGAACAGATGCTTGGAGTAGTCGCCAGACCTTCAAGTTTGGTCTTGCGTTAGCGAGAGATGCCGGGTTACATGACGATGCGGCCTATGAATACGCTTGGCACTTTCTTAACGAAGGTAAGCCTTTTTATAAGGGCGCCGTTCCCGTCTTTATGCGGGGAAGGGGTGCAGGTTGGTTTCGACAATATGGACTTATATTTATGAAGTGGGTAATGGACTGGATAAACAAGTTTGCCAGAGGGACACTTGGGCAGAAGTTATTATGGCTCTTAGGCGCTTCGATGATGGCAGGTGTTCCTTTCGGTCGGTACCTTGTTAAGAAGAAAATGAAGAAAGGATTACTCGACCGCTTCTTGATATCTGGTCTTCTGGGCATGGTTGGTGTATCGGGGAAGTTCTTAGCACCCGTTTCTTTTCGTGGGTTTGAGAGTGGTATCAGTATTCGGTCATTAAAGATGCTTGCCGATAAAGCAAAACGTGCGAAGATTATGTATGATAGATATGGACCCATAGGTGCTTTAGTGACCTTTCCTTTGGCAGGAACACAACTCTTTTCGAAAGGTATGTTGTTTGCGGCGGAAGGTGTAAAGGTAAAACGTGGTAAGGCAATCAAGACTATCTACAAACCTCATACCTTGAGGGAGAAAATAATGCTTTCATTGGGGCTTACTCCCTTTGAGTTGGGTGAGGCTTATGAACGGACATACGGTAAGAAGACTAAGCCCTTTAAGTTTGGTAGAAAGAAGTTAGGTGCCGGTAGAGTGCGTCAAGGTGCTCGCCCTGACTATCATGCTATAGTGGACAAGTTAATAGCGGAAAGGAAAGGTTTATAATGACCGAGATGACTTTAACTTGGCTTGCAGGGGTTAAACTTCTTATTGCGGCACTTATCGGACTACTATACTCGTTGGCCGGCCGGGGAGTAGGTATCAAGCGACGCTTACACCTTCCTATTATCCTTGCCGTTAATTGGATTGTCTTTATGTTCCTGATGGGGAAGTTCTCTCTGATGTTATTAGGGGCTATTCTTTTATCTATTCCTTTATACTACCTGACCATGTCGGTCTTTTCCTACGGCGCGGACAGTTGGATTAGAAAGCTAATAGGACGGATACCGCAACAGTTTATAGTAGGAGGCGTACATGGTGCTTCGGCGATTCTTGTTGCTATTGTTACGGGGAGTTGGGGAGTGTATAGCTTATGTGTTTTATGCCCTATGGTTACTCTTGGTGCTCTTGGGGGCTGGGCTGATGGTGACCTTAACGCTTCTTATAAGGAAGCGGTCTGCGGAATAAGTATATTTCTTTGTCCGTTGTTCATGGTATAACAAAAGGAGGGTAATATGGACTTTGGAAAGATGTTGATTAAAGGGTTGTTAGCGATAGGCACGTTTGTTACAGCGTATCTGGTGGCTAATCCACAGACTATATTAAAATTAGTGCCCGATAACATAGAGCAGATGACCGTAGGGTCTATTATAGCGGCTCTTATCGTTATGGCGGCTAATTGGTTTAAACACAAGGGCGAGTGACTATATAGCCTGACGGAGTTTATAGTAGGCTTTAAGTTCTTTCGCTGGTCGTACGGCAAGTACTGGATGTGGGTATTGAGCAATAAGAAAGAGCCGAAAGAAGTCAATACCTCACAGCAATTCGGTTCGATGAGGTTGGTCTGTAAAGGCACTTTCCCATCGGTCGTATGTCATTGGGAAAACGTAGACTTAATGCCTGATGTAAAAAGATAAATTTCATGTTGACTTTTTGCGACATGTCAGGTATACTTAAGGCATGAAGCAAGAAACCAAGTGCGTCCGCATTACAAAAGAGACCTATCTTAAAGTTCTTCGTTTTAAAAATCTTACAGGAATTTCAATCACACGAATTTTAGCATCTGCTTTCGACGAGTACTCACATAATAGAGATGTGTACGGAAACAAACGATTAAAGGGATGAGGGAAAGTGTTAGTCCTAACTCACAGTAGTATCCAGACGTTTAGGGACTGTCATAAGAAGTACGACTTTGCCTATAACCAGTTCCTTAAGCCGAAGAAGCAGTCTTGGGCGCTTATAGACGGCTCTAACGTGCATTTGGCTTTGGAGACGTATTATGGCGTACCCCCCTCACAAGACGTTGTGGCGACCCCTTCTGACGCAAAGGAAGGGGCATTAAAAGGTATTATAACGGTACTTGAGACCCTTTACGACAAGGAGACGGAATATGAGGAGGAGGAACGGGATTTACACAGGACAATCGCAGTCGGCCTGTTTAAGGGCTATGCCGACATTTATCCGCAAGACGAGTTTCAGGAGTACGTCCCTGAGGTTCGATTCTCTATTGAAGTCGAGCATACTGGACTCCCTGAGAAGAAGTTTATTCTATGCGGAAAGACAGATGCCAAGATTAAACAGAATGGCATGCCATACCTCTTTGAGACTAAGACTACTTCCTCTTTTAACCTTAATGATTACCTTGCTCGCCTTGAACTGGACGATCAGTCTGATACTTATCTGTATAGCTTCGGTCGTATGGGCTATCCGGCGGTTGGTATTCTCTATAATGTACTGGTTAAGCCGAGGCTTAAGCAGAATGTATTTGAGACTTCGGAACACTTCCACAAGCGAATAGGGAAGGCGATTATGGACGACGTTAAGAACGTCCCTGAGAAGCGTAAGTACTTCAGGCGTGAGATGATTTACCGCAGTCCTGAGGAGTTGACTAAGTGGCACGCGGAGTTGCTACAGATTGCGGACGACATGTACAGGTATTATCCCTATAAGAATCCCGCTCGGTGTGCGGATTATAAAGGGTGTCAGTACAAGAAACTTTGTGAAGGTATGGAGACAGACAGGTTCTATATCTCGCAGACCTTTGCGTTAAAGGGCAGACAGCACGACGAAATTTAGAGGAGAATAAAGATGACAGACGAAAAGAAACAAGCAATGTGGTTATGCCCGTGCGGTACGGAGACCCCGCAACCGATAGGCCCGGGGGTTAAGTTTATCGACAAGTGTCCGAAGTGCGGTAAAGACCATGAAAGGTGTCGGGAAGCGGACGGTACTATTACAAGGTTCGTTGTGCCGCCAGACTGGTTCAAGACCGAGTGGCAGGAGCACATGCAGAAGATTATGGATAAGGATGTTAAGTTTAAGCAGTGTTCCTATCAGGAAGTAAAGATGAGGCGGCTAAAGGAAGAAGCCTTTGATGACCTGAATAGCCAAGAGAAGAAGGCGGAGATTATCGTGGATACCGCGATACGCCGCCTTCATTTACATAAGGAGAAGGATATGATGTGGGCTTTCAACCCGGCCTTAGGTCGGTTTACGGGTAGACCTAAGCCACAGAAAGAGGTGGTGTAATGGTTATGACGACGCAACGTATAGAACCGAAGCAACAAGACGAAGTTAAGGATAAGTTCAATAAGGAAGACACCTCTAAGATTACGTCCATAAGCCAGCAGATACAGGCTTCCTTTAAGAAGCCGGGGTCTGTTATTGAGGATAAGGGTGTCAGTATGATTATCTACGGGGACCCGGGGGTAGGAAAGACCTCATTGATTAAGACATTGCTTGGATGGGAGTACGGTAAGGGGTATGTAAATAAGCCCTATTGTAAGCCTGATGAAATCTTCGTTATAGACGTAGAGGCTGGGGAGATTGTCCTACAGCATGACGGCAAGCGTGTGGCGACTATCTACCGCGTGGATGAGGAAATCGAGAGCCTTGTTAAGTTTAAGGGGTTGGTTCAGTATCTCCATGAGCAGACACATCCTTTCAGATTTGTGCTTGTCGACAATATGAGCGAATTGGAGAAGTTCTTTCTTATGGCCTTAACGCGGATTAAGGAATTGAATGTACCCCGGCAGAAGGAGTGGGGCGATGATGCCTTTTATATGAGGAAGAATATCCGGGATCTGCGGCGACTTACCTATAAGGGTATCAACGTCATATTCAACTTCTGGAAGATGGTAGTACCGATAGAGGACTCCGAAGGCCACCTTACGTTCTACGAAGCCCCCATGGTAATGCGGTCTACGACAATGGAGTATATCGGCCTTGTCGACCAGACTGCTATGATGGGGATAAGCAAGGAAGGGACACGGTATCTCCAGTTTGAAAGCGACATGAGGGTTGCCTGTAAGCGTAGAGATGAGGGAGACGGGCTTCCTCTTCTTGAGAAATTCGAAAAACCTGACCTTTCTGCAATTTTTACTAAACTTCGAGGGGGGAAAATATGAAGGTAGCAACCCCTTTAAAAGCGATACGATTAAAATGCTACGATTGTTCAGGGTGGAATTGGGGTGAAGTAAAGAAGTGTGAACACCAAGATTGTAGTTTGTTCCCCTATAGAAATGGCAAGAAACCGAAAGGAGTTAAATGTGAGTATATAGACCCTAAGGAATATGCCAGACGCATAGAAAGTGGCACTTCGCAAGAGGAGAAGTCTTAAAGAACAGGCATTAAAACAGGAGGTATAAGACATGGCAGACTTAGTAGACATTAAACTCGATGCGGTAGGGAAAACGGCCATAGCCTATCTAAAGGCTAAGGAAGCGAAGAAGACGGCTACAGAAGACTGTAAGAAGACGGAAGAGGCTCTAATTCTGGAACTTCACAAGTCAAAGAGGCAGGCAATAACCCTTGATAACTGCACATTGAGGGTGCAGATAGTCTCGGCAAAGGAAAAAATAGTCATAAAATAAGGAGATTTGAGGACATGGAAAAGAAATTAGGTAATTTTAAGCGTGGTGGTAAGTCGGTTATAGCGGACGGGCATTACAAGTTCCGTGTTACGGAGTTCAATGTGGTAACGGGTGGCTCTGGGGCGCCTTATATTATTCCTATGTGTATAGTCATCAATCCTTGTCCTGAACAAGGCACTCAAATAGAGCTTGGGTTCTCTATGAGTGAAGCCGCGGAAGGTATCGCTGCGGCCTGGCTGACGGCTCTTGGTCTTGGGGAAGAGGCCATTGTCCCTATGGACGATATTGACCGTATACAGGTCTTTCTTAATCGGTATTGCCTCCATGCCATTATTGAGGCGGATATCGTTAAGGGAAAGAACCCGAAGGGGTATGACCAGAACTCCGTTAATCCGCCTTGGGAAATCATGGCGTCTGAACTGGGTAAGGATGATAACCCGGGTCCACGCGGTATCGCAGCGAGCGGGCGTGAAGAACCATCTTTCTAAGAGGGGAGGTAAAATGTTGCTTGTAATCCTTAAAGCCATAAGTGAGATCCTAAATGATGGACTTAACGAAAGCGAAGGGAAAGACCCTGGAGCCGGTCCTAAACCAGTACCGCGCGTTTACGTTAAGAACGCCAAGTCTCTTCTTGATAACCTTATCGCGGAGTATGAGAAGAAGCCCGAAGCCCTCCCCTTACCGCCAACGGTTCGTAAAGAAACCGCTGTAGAGGCAGGGTTAGACGAAGAGGCGCGGGTGGCTAAGAACGAGTTGATGGGTGAGTAAGCGAGGACACACTAAAAATGCCTTATAGAACACTTCATTGGGTCAAGTTAGAACTCCGGTTATTGGATGACCACAGATTCTTTTTAATGACTGAAAAAGCCCAACTTACTTTCTTAAAACTCCTGATTCTCTGTGGAAAGTGCCAAAATAAAGTGCCAAAAATGCCCTCTGCTTTACGGACGCTTTTAAGGGTAAGTTATACCGACCAGGAGCTATTAGGTGTCATGGATGAGATAAAGAAGAATTTTCCTAAAGTGTTAGAGAATAATGGGTTCTATAAAATAAAAGACTTCTCCGAAAAGGTACATTGGGTAGCTCCCAAGGATTACTCTGGTAGCTCCCAAGGAGTTGCTGGAGAGCTCATAGATAAGATAAGAGAAGATAAGATAAGAATAGATAAGATGTACGAACCCCAAAAGTTCTTTTATACCTCTTACAGACAGGCTTTTGACAAGGAGTATTTTGCCAACTTCGGCAAGGATGGAAAACTCTTTAAGGCGCTTCAAAAGATGTTTGACGTGCCGCGGCTGAAAGAGCTTATTACCTGTTTCTTTGCCAGCTCGGATAAGTTCATAAAGGAGTCCGACTACAGCATAGG